TCCAATCATAGTTATTAATTGTAAAAGCATTATCATAATCTAAATTATCTTGACTATCATAATTTTTTAAATCATACAAAAAAGCATCTTTAATTTTTTTTGTGTTTATTTTTTCTTCTTTTGAATCCCCTTCATCTGTTGAAGTTTCACTATTTGTATATTTACTTTCAAATCTATTATCAAAACCTAAATTCCAAGATTTATAAGGGACAGCATCAATATCTTTAGTTGAAGACCCCTCAGCTGTAGCCCCTATAGAAATCATTGACATTAATTTTGGTGTTATTTTTGTTTTAAAATTAAAATCTTTAACAAAATTAGAAGAACCATTTGAATTGTACCCATAAATTTCTAAAGGGTATTCTTGTACCTTTTTTCCAATAGAATCATATCCTTTAATAGGATTATTTTCAATAAAATATATTTTTTTATCTTGTTTAATTGACAGTTCAATATTAGTAGTACCACCTGTACTATCATTTATTCCTTTGCATATGGATTCTAAAAAAGAGTAAATTGATATATTATCTTCTTCGTCAATGTTATCTTCTATAGCTGAGGAAATTAAGCTAAAATTTAAATAAATATTCATTAGTTTACCGTATACTACATTAGTATTACCTACTTTTGTAGGGAAGGGTTCTAACTTTTTATTAAATTGGGTTATGTCCAATTGTAATTTTTTACCTTTTACAACTGTTTCATCAATATTAACAGAAAATATACATTTACTCATGTCTAAAGGAATAAGATTTGTAATATAATTACATATATTATTTTCTTCGGCCATTTCTATTTCTAAAATTTTTCCTTTTGCATTTCCATTTACATATTGTCCTATAATTAAAGTTTGTAATTTATTTAAAAAGGTACCAAACCTTACATAATATCTGGAGTCAATTGGGATTAGTGATCTTATTTTATTGGTATAAATTTGTTCGAAACCTTGTACCTGCGATTTTGTTTTGTAAGGACCAACTAAATTAGGGGCATATAAATAATTTTTATTATTTTCTGGGAAATCTATTATAGTTTTACCTAACCATTGAGAAATTGTATTGCTTCCTAAATTATCAATTATTTCATTATCATAAGTTCCTTCGTCATTTGCTTCAATATTAAGGGTACCACTTAATTTTTTTTGAATACCTTCTAATTCATTTTTTGAAATATCTTTTCCTGATACATTTGCTTTAAGAGATTCAATTACGCTTCCTAATGTTATTAAATCTATAATAATATCATAACTTCCGTCTTTATTTAAAGTCCAACTAAAATTTGAAACCTTACCAAAAAATCCTCCATAATTTCCTTTATATTTATTTTTATAGTATTCAATTTTATTTAACATTGTTCTTTGGGTATAAGATTGACTACTAAACCAACTATTTTCTATTATAGTAGATTGGGTATCTTCTATAATTGGTTTATTGTTTTCATCTATTTTGTCTACATACTTATCCCAACCCCACTCCAACATCATTATATAACCTAATCTTAAATAAAGCATTTCAATAATTGAAAATTGAAATTGGTTATATACTTTTATGTTTACCGTAGCTTTTTTAATAGAACCTCTATTCAAAGATTTAATATCTATATCAGTTATGCCCCCTACAGGTTGAAGACCCCTAGAATTTCCTCCTAAACCCCCATACATTTTATCTCCTGAATTTGAAAAGAAATTATCGTTTCTTACTCCACTTCTAGATTCATAACCAGCATTTTTTTGACTCTCTGTTCTTTTTGAAGTTTGAATAGTATTAAATAAAATAGATTTTCTTGCTAATCCAGTACCTTTTAAACTTTCTAAATCTTCTGTTCTTAAATAATCTGAATCTAGGCTTTGTAAAGAATTTAATCTTTCATCGCCGTAAGGTCCGGATATTGCTACACCGGATGCCATTTTAATCCAAGCATTTCTATTATTTAAATAATTAAGTACATTAGTGTCTCTACTAAGTGATGAAGGGCTATAACTTGACCCATATATTTTTTGTCTTAGGTCAATTTGTTGTCCTATATTTTCATTAATTGGTTCCCCTAGTATATTTCCTGCCATAACTAAAGTGCATTTAATTTATTATATTCAATTAATATTTCTCCTATATTAATAGGTATTCTAATTTGTATACCTAGGGGTGGAAACATTGTATTTTGAGGGAGTTGAGGATTTGCTGTAGAGATAATCCACCATAAATTAGAATTACTATAATATGCTTGTGCTAAAATATCAAATCTATCTCCTTCATCTGTGTAAACGTAGATATCGTCAAAACTTAAAGGGATATCAGGGTAATTAGTAGTTCCTTTATATCTTTTCCCCCCCTTAGTTGCTAATGTAATAATATCTGAATATCTACCCATAATTTAATTATTTATTCTATAAAAGAGTATTAAATGCTCCTGCTAATAGATTTAAACTGTCATAATTATTCCCAGTTTTATCTTTACTATTTGCTAAAGATATATACCTTTGGTCCCCAAAAGTAGTAACTTTTCCGGTATCATCACTATCACCTCCACCATAGCCATTTTTCTGTATTGCAGGTACAAAATCGTGAATTGGGATAAAACTAAACCCTGATACTTTTATTATCATTGGTAATTCTTTAACAGAGGGGTCATTTAACACCCCATTATTTTTTTCCAAATTTTTATCATCAGGTATTGCTATTTCCCATGGTGATTCCATTGGTATAGTATAATTAATTCCTGTCATTATTCCAACCTGTTCGTATAAATAACCACCTACTGTTAGTGAAATTAAATTACCTCTCATATACCCATCATCAGAATAAGATGGAGCACAAATTGATGCTAGATAGTTTAACTTCTGGTACATAGGTATCAATTCCTGTTTCGACTGAGCTGCTACTGTCCAAGATAAATTAATTTTTCTGTCAAACCCTTGATAATTATATAAATTTTCTGCTCTACCTGTAAATTTTTGTGATTGCCAATCAGCAGAATATGAATCCTCCATACCATCTAAAAAAGCTCTAAAATGTATATATGTTTTAAAAGAAGGGTCATTATTATCTATTACACCAATTCTAAATTTACATAAATCATTTACAGGATAATCTTCAGACTGTTTTTCAACATTTTTACTTCGATATAGAGGTAATGCTGTTATTTTATCTAAAGCTTTTCCTGTTCCATTAACATAGCTTGTTCTTGGGGTTGTTTTTCTTCCTGGGTCTCCTAAATTTACTCTACCTTCTATTCTATTTTCTAGTTTAGTATAGTCTAATGATGATAAACCTTTATTTAATGATCTTTTTTGTCTAAAATCTTCAAGAATTACATTCCTATTATATACATTATTAGTTCCCCCATTACTTAAATTTTGGTTAGAACCACTATAAGCATTTTGAATTTCATTGTAATTCATAGTGGTACCTAAACCAGGTACTACTGTAGGACCTTGGGGGTTAAAAGTCCCAGGTTGGAATACACTATTTGAAAAATTATATAAGGGTCCTGTATTATTACTAGTTTTAAATTCTCCTTCTAAAACATCAATTCCTGTTATATCCTCATATAACGCACTTACGGTTTTACCATTAAAAATTTTAGCACCTTGGAAATTAATTGATCTACTATTTTTGAAGACAGAATAATCATTATATCCAAAATTTACTTCTGTGGAGAAAAAATTAGAAGTATTTGTAGCATCCCCAGCTAAAAATGGATTATTTTCACCTGTTCTATTTGTAGACATAAGGATATTTGTTGACCCTACACCTAAAGTTGAACCTGGACCCCCAGAATAGCTGTATAAATTAACTTGATCCCCTACATTAGAATTAATTTTTTTATCTAAAAATTGAATTAATCTACTTGAATTTACATTATTTTGTCTTTCATTTTGAGCAATTGTTTCTAAATAGAGAGGATTTGAAAGAGGAAAACTTGCACCAAATCCTGTAGATAAAATATTTCCTTGGGATAATGGGTTTTGCTGTAAGCTTTGACCAGAAACTCCTGATGTAGTAGATGCAAATGGGTTAATTCCCTGTTTAAGTAAATGTCCTCCTAATGGGTTCACCGCAGCCTGTAGTAATGTAGAAGTAGGTAAGTAAATACCGTTATTTAGTGCTAATTTATTAGGATTTCCAACTGTGTCTGGTAAATTTACTTGGGCTTTAATATTAACACCACTTTTAGATAAAGCATTTTGTTTGACTGAGAATAAAAGTCCATTTGGGGATTTTAAGTCAAACATCATTTGAGTTAACCTAGAAACATCGTTTACCACAGCTTCTGGTAATAATGATCCTCCTCTTAATAGAAAATCATAATCACCAAAACCAGGACCATCTCCAGCAGGTATAGGAGTTTTAACGTAGGGTTGTCCACTTGAACCTCCACCACGTCTGTCATTCCCATACCTTAAATCTTTAAGGTTGGTTTGAAGATTAACTAAGAGCATATTTTATCTGTTATTGTACGTTCCCAGTAGAATCAACAGCTCTTGGAGTTTCAGAAACATAATCAGTGTATGTTCCTTTAGAAAAAGTATTATTTACAGGTATTACTCCTCCAGCTTTTAATGGTGCTGATGGCTTTTCTCCTTTTAATGGTGTTAAAGTACTTCCTTCTGTTTCTAATTTTTTAAGTAAAGGCATAATTTTAAATTTTAATTGTTAAACATTTATTATAAATATTATTATTGTATAGAAAATGCACTCATACCCGCTACTGTACCAACTTCAATTGAATCCATTTGTACTTTAGGGGCAGGTTTATTTATTAATGCTTCTAATAAGGCATTTGTTCTTTTTCCTTCTGAATTAGATTGTTGTACTACAGTTTGGGTTGGTGAAGTTGAGTTATTATTACTATTAAATAAATCTGTACCTGCTATAACTGTATCTCTATTATTTAAAGCAATAGCACCTTCAGGGCCTGTTATTGTTCTAGAACCATAACCACTTGACATACCCGGGGACATATAATCATCTGCTTTATTATAATACATATAACCTAAACCTGCGGCTGCTGCGGCACCTGCTATACCTAAAATAGGACCAATAAATGGGATTGCTGATAAGGAGGAGAATGCTCTCATAGCCATATCAGCTATACTAGCTAATAAGCCACTTTTTTTAATTGCATTACCTATCATTGCAATACCATTACCAACAATAGCAGCTGCATTACGAGCTAAATCTAAAGCTAATCCTGCTTTATCTGTTATAAATTCTCTTACTGATATTGCTGCACTTTTCATTTTTGCAACAATTCTTAATTCTTGTATAGATAAATTATTAAGTCCTAAAATATTAGCTAAACTATTTTGAACATTTTCTTTAACTTTCATTAAAAAGCTTTCTTTTGCAAATAAAGATTTTGCTTTTTCCATGCCTAAATTATATATCTTTATAGCTTTTTCTTTTAATATAGTGGCTAATGAGTTTTGATCATATAAAGCTTTCATTTTCTTTATTCTCAAAATACTATTTCCGGTTAAGGCATTTCTACTTTCTACTATTCCTTTTTCTGTTTCTGTAATTAAACCTAGTTTAGAGGCAACATTTGTTAATACTTGTTGTCGGTATGTTTGATTACCTAAAAATTGAAGAGTTTTATAAACTGCTGCTATACTTCCTAATACTTTTAAGAAAGTCATAGATTGAGAAATTAAATTAGCCATAAACCCAACTGCAGCTGCAATAGGTTCAACTATAGGAATTAAAGCAGCAGCAACTTGTACAAATAATTCTTTCATTTTTGCTACAGAAGCTGTAAATTGGGATTGTATTCCTTCTGAATGTAAGGATTGTGCTAATCTTTTATCCCCTAATTTAGTTGCTATTTCTTCTTGTGATAAACCTTCTCCTTTTAATCTATTATAGGCAGCCTGCATGTCTGCATCTTTACCTCCTAATTCAGCTAATATTTCTCTGGATTGTAGGGATTTTGCTAAATCTTCTTTGCTCATTCCTACAGCTGAAGCTAATGCTTCCTGCTGTATTCTATTCATAGCCGTAAATTCAGCTGCGGATCCTGCCTGTTTTGCTATTTCTTCTGCTACGACTGCTAGGTCATTATTTAAAGCTGCGGTTCTTGCTTTTTCTAAATTAAGATTTTTACCAAGTAATAATTCTGCTTCTAACTCATTAGAGATAGATTGTTCAAAATTCATTAAACTATTTGCTATACCATCTACTTGACTTAACTCCATACCAAATTGCTTAGCAGTTTGAACCGCCTCAGCTAATGCAACAGGATTATTAGCCATGCTTAATTGTATACTACTAGATAATTTTGCTACTTCTTGTAAAATTGATTTTTCGGTAATTGCTGTTTTATTAGCAGCATTCATGGCCACAGATTGACCCATTACATTAGCTGCTATTTCTTTTGATGTTTTACCAGTTAGTAAACCAAGTTTTGCAATTTCACCACTAGTTTCAGCACTCAACCCTAATTGGGTTGTTAACTCTGTTTGAGTTTGCAACATTTCAGCAGTAAACATTGCATTGGTTCCAAGAGCAGCTGATAATTCTATTTGAGAATTCGCAATACCTTCAGTAGTAACAAATATATTATTTGAATCTTGTGCAATTTGAGAAAATTGTGAATTCATCCCAGCAGCTTCATGGAAGCTTATTCCTAGGTTTTTTGCAACTTTTTCTGTTGTTTCATCTAAGGATATAAAGGCATCAACTACAAAACCTATAGCAAGTTCCATTAACCTCATTGGAGTTACTGTATCTTTTAGATTTAATTTCATTAACTTTGATGCTGTACCCGATTTATCAAGTTTATCTAATAGATTAGCACCTCCTTCTCCAAGTAAAGTAAGTAAAGATTTTGATTTTTGTTTTTCTATATTTTGTTGGGCAAGGGTATTAAGAGTATCTTCTTGTATATTAAATTGAGAACTAAGTTGTTTAGATAAATCCTCATTTATTTTTACACCATTTGCTGCAAGAATATTTTGTTGACGTGCAATTGTCTTTTTTCTAGTTGCAATGTTTGCTAATTCTTTTTGTATTTTTGCTTCTACATTAACACCTTTACCTATTTGGTCTTGGAGTTTTGTTATCTCTTTTAAAGAGTTAGCATTTTGCTTTATAGCATTATTAAGGTTTGTAGAAAATTTATTACCTAATTCTTGAGTTTTTGTATCAGCACCTTCTAATTGACCTGTAATATTATCTTTTATTTTTTGACCTATAGAAGTAAAAGCGTCTTCTAAATACCCTAATTCTTCATTGAGGGCTTTAGCTGCTAATTTTGCTTCTTTGATTTCATTAAGACTTGCCATTATAATTAGATTTTATTATAAATATGAAAAAGAGTAACTATTTATAGCTACTCTTTCCTTCATATGCTCTAGAAGCTTGTTTAAATTCGGGGGTATTTATTTTACCTTCTGAGTTTACTAGTGATGTTTTTCCAGCAGACATTTCATTTTTTTCTGATGCAGCCTTTGCTTCATAAAAATCATTCATTTCTTTAAAAGTAAATTTACGCAACCATATAGGCATATTGTAAATGGTAATATAATCATACCCACCTTTACCATGAAATATTATTTCATGAATTTGCTTAAATATATTTAATCTAATTTGAGGAGCTGTCTCCAAAGTCAGGCCAAAAAAAGTTTAGTCCAATAGGGACTGTTACCTCCTCTCCGCTATCTAAAATAACATTAAGATCTACATCAGGTGATGTTTCAACTATATGTTTTCTAAATGCTCTAGCATCACGTGCTAAAAAATAGGTGTCTACAAATTCTCTAATATCTTTAATTTCAGTTTCTCCATTAACAGAGGTCAATACATACTTTAATCTAGTAGAGGCATCTGGGGATGAATTTTTATTTATTTTTTTAAGTCCTTTTAATTCTCTTTCAATTTTAACTTCATCATGACCCGTTAACAATTTATATGTAATCTTTGTATCACTATGAGGTAGAGTAAAAGCAAATTCATTTTTACCTTCAATCATAGTAGAATTGTCAAATTCTTTATTCTCTAATTCTGAAAGGTCAATTGTTTCTGTTTTTCCGTTAACTGTTGTTTTATAATCGGATCCATATCCTAAAATACGAGTAGCAATTAAAATTGCGTTTTTATCACCCACAATTAGATCTTTTAAATCTATTTTAGATACAATTACTGATTCTAATAGTTTATCTAATACATTACCTTTTTCAATAAATGCTTGGTTAGATAAAATATCTTCTTCCTTAGCGGTCATATACTTAATTTCTACTTTACCACTTGATAGGGGATTGTCTTTTGAATATACTAAACCTTTAGAGGGTAATTCTATTTCTTCTGTTGGGAATTTAAATTCTGCCATAATCTTTATTTATTAAAACGTTTTGTTCATATTATACATATGAAGATAAAAAAAACTTGGCACGAAGCCAAGTAATTTTTCAAATTAGGGGTGGGTAAAATTTTTAGAAATTTAATACACAGTAATCTGGTTGGACTGTCATTGTAATTTCTTGGGCGGCACCAGCATCATCCCAGCTATAATCTCCAAACGAGGCAGCTGTAATCATTGCTCCTTTGATAATCCATTCTGAAACAATATCACCTACAGGCCCTAGTACGTTGATTGTAAGATCTTTCTTATAGAAATCACTATAACCATCTCTACCAGTTACTGATTCGTGATGTAATCTAACCCATTCCATTACTGATTGTGCACCAGATGGAGTAATTGGATCAAATAATGTAAATTGAATAGTACCCCAAGTTGTTTTACCTTTCACAAAACGTTGAACGTTGATATGATTTAAAGGTACTGTTCCTTGTTCTACAGTTACAGCTCCTACACCTTTCATAATGTAAGCAGGGAATCCATCTACAAAACAGATAAATCTATTCTTTTGTTTTGGTTCAAATGCTGTGAAAAATATTTCGTTTGGGTTTAATACTGCCATTTTATTTTCTTATTTTATTATAAATATTTAACTTTTTAGTTTTTATGCTGGAAATGTTGCTCCAGTTGGTAATACATTGAAATCTAGTATAATGAATTCAGCTGTTTTAGTTGGTTGTAAGAAAATCTGTCCGATTAGCTCATTTCTATCTATAACATCTGGAGTATTATTAGTTTCATCCATTACTACTTTAAATGCATACAATCCTTGACGTTGTTGAACACTTTCTAAATATGGGTTAACTTGTGTCAAGAAGTTTTGTCTAGTTGCAATTGTATTTTGTTCAAATACTAAATTATCGGCAATTTGAGAAATATATCCTTTAAGTGTTATCAATAATCTACGTACGTTTACTCTATCAAGTGCAGTAGCAGCTTTTTGTAATGTTTTCTGACCAAAGATCGGAAGAGCA